CATATCAACCAAATCCATTTCAATAACTTCTGGATCGATAGTTAAGGCTTTAAGATCTTCGATAAGTTTGTTAAGATTTTTCATGGTAAGCTCCTCTTTGCTTTTTTCATTTTATAGATATATTATATACTAAAAAAGCCGAAATGTACACAAAAAAGTGCACGAAGTTATTCAATAAAAACAACCACTTGTAATTTTTTTTCTAAGAACGATAAATATTGAGTAGATGGGTCTCGAATTGTTCTACTTTTTCGATACGGTTTGGCCATAATATATACTCCTTTTCAGGATTTTTCTTTAAATTATTCAATAACGGTGTAATAGCATTATAAAGTTTATCAAGCTTTTCTTGAGTTGTATTAGCCTTAACTTCAACATCACCTACAGTTTTTCGCGCATCTTGTACAGCCTGAAGTTCAGTCTCATCTACTGCTGTAAAGCCAAAATCAAAAAAATCATCAGACACTACCATCTCTCCTCTGATACATATATTGAACAAAGGAGACCCAACCTATGATAGCCCAGAAAAGACCATGTTGTAATCCCTGGCTTATGGTGTATGCGAAAAAACATACAATCAAATAATCATACCATCTTAGCATTGGATCTCCGTAAATGTAGCAGAGCCTAGTTATAGATCTAGGATGCATTCTCCTTTGTTGTTATCCCTGACAGTAGGGATTATCGGGTCTATTAAGCGACCAACCTATCTTTATTTATTCTTTCGAAGCCGTCTGTTTCTAGCGTATCGTCTTTCGAGAACTTCCGCTACAATCACCTTATTTCTTTTTCGACGAGCTCTTGCCGCTTCCGACATTTTCAATCTCTTTGCTCGTTGTTTTAATTCTATCCCAGTGTCGATCAAGGTGTCTTCTTGCATAAGGACTCCATTGTTTAAGGTTTTCAGAATAGAGATATATCCCATTACTCCTCAATTCATATTTATTATTTCCAATATTTGTGGACTCAATTACTTCACCATCAACTTTAAACATGCATTCTCCTCTTAATTGGCGATTCCGGAAGGATTCGAACCCTCGACCCACAGCTTAGAAGGCTGTTGCTCTATCCAGCTGAGCTACGGAACCAAATTTGCTAAGCAGTTTTTTCTTCTTCACTTGACGTGGTATAGTAAACAACATTGCTTCTAACTTTGTACCCCGCGAGTTAGTCGTACTCAGGACTTTACAATGTGAGTCTTTCTAGTGAGGGCGCTCTATAATTTCCCACCTGCGTCTTAAATTTAAAGTCGTTTACAGGCTTAACCGCGTTTATAATACCGCTCGACTGTGGGGTTCCCGAAGAGAAAGATCTACTGAGAGAGGAGCGAGACAGGATCGCAACTCTTCGGGAAACTCTTAGACATACTCTACTTCGATGCCAAATTCTGGTTTACCTTCAATTTTATCAGTGGCACTATTATAACCACTATTATAATATGTCTGCATAGAAATAATTTCTTTCCCAGCTTTTTCATAATCTTCACGTAGAATATCAAATGCTGTTTTTAATGCAGAAGGTTCACCCTCATATCCAGTAATTGGATGCGTGGTATATTTGACACCATGTAATTCAACTGTACGAACATTTTCCATTATGCAACCTCATGATTACAATTAAATTCAGCATAAGCGACATTAAGATCATCGATAGTGCAACAAAGACTCAACAAATACCGAGCATTGCCCTTTGATGTTAAGTTAGCAATATAGTCAAACAGACCATAGTACTCCATCTGATACTCATACTGCTCAATAGTGGTGATGCCCTGCTCTGCCCAATGAGCAGGATCGGTAACAGTCATGCCGTAATAAGATCCTGGATTCTCATCCATCCACTTTTTGCCTTCGGCATTCTTTGCTTCGATATGGGCCTTTAATTCGATTTGTGATTTGGTAAACATAATGAAACTCCTCTTTTCCATTTGATAGATATATTATACACTAGTTTTTAGCAAATGTACACAGTTAATTTAACTTTTTTTTATTTTTTTTTTTAATATGGATTACCATTACCATCTACACCACTTACGACAATTGGTGGACATTCACAGACCTTTGTGTTCTCAATTTGATTAAGCAAATCATCAATTCGCTTATAAGCGTGCTGTAATTGTCCTTGTAGTTCTTTTACATTGTTTTCTAGAAGTTCGATGTGTCCATCTTTATTTAAAAGTTCACGCCGATAAAGTTCTAGCTCAGATTGTTGATGATCTTTGAATTCTTCCATCTTTCTAATAATACCTCCTGCATTTCATAAGCTTCGATTTCCCAAGGTAGATTTAAATACTCTTCACGTGTTTCATAGAAGTTACAATCACTAAAGAGTTCTTTTCTAACATATTGTTTAACATGAACCATTTCATGAAAGATTGTGGTAATAAAGTCATCACCAAGACTGAGTTTCTTGTCAACCTCAATAACATAATCTCTATTACTAATATCTAAACAAGTGCCGTGATATCCCTTTAATTTTTTTAATTCAATGTTGACAACACATTTTCTTATTTTAGGTATTAATTGCATCCATGCAAATTCAGCTACTTCATAAGCTAACTGTCTTTGTCGTCTACTTCCACCATCTACAAAAATCATAACGCCCTCTTTGATTATGATATTATTATAAACTGTTTTTTAGTAAATGTACACAGTTAATTTACATTACACCATTTGCTGGAGGTTGCCAAGTTTGTTCATGCTTCTTATCCATTGGTAAAATTTCTTTACGATTACCGTATTTTTCAATAATTACGTTATCACCATTTTTAAATTTTAACTTATCGTGCATATGATGCAAAACAAATTCGCATCGATGTTCTTTACCGGTACCATTAAAATCTTTAAACATGTTTTGCCAAAGAGGTCGCCAATTGTTTGACAATCGATTATTATTCATATTACCACGATCAGAAGGAATTACAAGATCAGTATAACTGCGAAGATTAAAATCAAAAATAGAATCAAATCCATACATGTGGATTCTATCTGCTTTTAAGTGTTGAGCAGCAAAATATACTGCCATATGACCACAATTAAAGTCGGTGTAATTAGCTGCATATTTAGGCAATTTTGTATAAAACATTTTAATTTGATGGGATCTTTGCATATGAAAATTAGTATTTTTTTCCATATATGCTTTTGGTCTAGCACCAAGAATCCACTCACCCGGCACATCAATGTCACCTTTGTGAATAGTCTTCATCATTTTAAAATCTACTAGACATGTGGCGTAGCAATTATCAATGGGAAACGGTGCTATATTACAGGCTAGTTTTAAGCCCTTACGAGGTGCTTCATTATAAAAGATGGCCGCATCGCCGTTACCAATCACATGTACAACTTTAGACATTTCTAATTGTCTCCGCAATTTTAATTAATCCTCTGATACGCTCATTACCCTTTTCGCCTGTCCAGTGCATAATTTTCTTTTTAGGACTATCTTCTCCATCATTTTCGACTTGAAGTCGTAACCAATTATATTCATTAGGCAATTCTCTAATGTATGTCATTTTAGTGATAGGATTAAGCATACTATGTAACACTTCCTGATCTCCAACTTTAGGATTGTTTTTTACTTCTGCAGCCCACTGATGAAGAACAATGGGTCTATTTTCAAATCCTACTACACCCGAATTATGCCATTCTTCTTTTCTACGCTTAAGCCAAGGTCTATCAATTGCCATTGTAAGTTTGTTCGGTTCAATATATTTAAACATATTTTCAATATTGCCTAAGATTTGACAATCAGTATCTATCCAAAATACTTGTTTACCAGGAGTTGCCAACATTGCTGCTGGCTTTAAGAACCAACCTTTTAGATCTTCATCAGGAGCTAGCTCCATTGAGCAATAAAGATTAAATCTATTCCTAATAAGATTAAGCATATTTTCAGACATACCGAAGTCTGCTAGAGCTACAGGAATGGTGTTATGTTTATAATAATTTTCTAAAAACCATGGCAATTGCCATTCTGTTTTTTGATCACACCCAGTTACAATTATTTTTTCAGGATTCTTACGCATCAATTATCTCATACCCATCTTTAAAATTATGTTTTGCAATACATCCATCATTCTTTTGAATCGTAGTAAAATTATCTGCTGCTATACAAACCCATGGATAATACTCCTGCAGCCATGGAAAGTTTTGTAGATTGATAAATGTGTCTGCTGGTCCAGCATTAATTAATGCTTTAGTAATAAATTTCTTTGCGCCATTTGGATTAATCATATATCCATGTGCCCCACCAAAGTATTGTTTTTGCACTAGACCGTCTACGCCGAGTTTTATAGGAGTATTAAATTTACCATATGATGGTTTCGAGAATGTCATACAGCCTTCGAAAGGCATGTTAACCGGCACCTCCCCAGTTACAATTGCGTCATGTTCGAATATGACAATTGTTTCATTGTTTTCTACAGCCATTTCCCATAAGGAATGATGTGATAGAAAACATGACATACAGTTTTCTAATCTAGAATATCTTTCTACAAAACCGTGCGGAGAGATTCCTTTTTTATGTAGAATCTCCCAAGGTTTATCCTTAGGCGTATAAGCTGGGTGATATTCTACATGCAATCCATATTTTTCTGCAGATTTCATACAACGTGTTGCAGCTTCTACAGACTTCTGATTGTCCATAATTGTTATAACAAACGCTTTCATTTCAATTCACCGTGGTTGATGGTAACCCTTGTACTCTTGTATAATACTCTTTAGTTACGCCTAATCGAGGAATTAATTGTTTACACATAATTGCATCATTAGGCCATAATCCATGTTCTTTTACTGCATTAAGTAAATTACTAGCTCCAGCAGGTTTAATTATATATGCTGAATTTCCAGCAAGACCTTGAGGAACATTAAATTCATCAATATCTGGTGTGGGCTGGATCCATGCGGCTTTACTCTGCACAATATCATGAAACTGATGTGCTCTTCGAGTGGCAGCGGCCGGACTATTAATTCCTATAATATCATAATTATTTTTAAGAATAGAATTATAATCTAATTTTTTAATAAAAATTGCATCATGCTCTAAGATAAGAATAGGTTCATCTAATGTTTTACATTTGTGCCATAGCAGCCAATGACTCAACGCGCATGCAATTCTATTTTCTTTTATTTCAGTTTGATAGGCAGTCTTAATAAGCCCTGTTTTAAGATCAGTCTCTTGTCCTTGCCACGGGTATTTCCATTTAAGTCCATTACCAACCATTAGAGCATCTGTCATCTTACTGGTAATAGCATCAAATTTTTCAATACTAAATTTATTTTTTACTTTATTGGAAGAAGCAATAAGAATATCTGTACCCTTTTGAGATATCTCATTACCTTCAATTTGAATTACGTAAGCTTTCATGCGCCCTCTGCATTTAACTTTAAAAATTGTTCATGTTGATGTTTACGATAAATGTATACATTATCGCCAAATTTTTCAATAAGATAGTCTACCATTTTATCTTCAATATCGATATCAAATCCTGATAATTTATTACCATGAAACTCAATATACAAATCATCAATCCAATCAATAATGCCTGTCTCTTTTAGAGCATCAACAATTTCATATTCACCACCTTCAATGTCAATAACCATACAGATTTTATCATCACGGGAACACGTGTTCTCTATATATTTGCAGATGTCTACAACATGTACTTCCTCTTGCTTACCAAGATTTCCGATTTTTTCTCTTTTAAGCGAGAATCCATTTTGATTATGACCTTTATAAAAAGTACCGACACCGTCAAAAGTACCAGCCGCGGCTTCAACTACTGTAATATTTGGATATCTTTTTTTAAGCTTTAATGATCTATCTTTATTTGCTTCAAACGCATGAACTGACCATGTTTTATGATCTTCATCTAATTCATAAAATCCTTTAATGTCATCTCCTGATCCAGCTCCTAGATCAAAAAAGGTATTCATTGCTTTCTCCCAATCGCGCTATAGCCAACGTTCTCTTCATAATGCTCTAAGACTTCCCATTCTTTATTGTTAGACACAAATTCGGTGACCGCTCTTTTCAATCCTGGGATTGCAGCAGTATCATGAAAAATAATATATTTTTTTACAAACTTTGCATGTAATGCCAACTCTTTTTTACAATGATCGTAAGTATGTCTTGAATCAATAAGCAATACATCTACTTCACTTGCTGTACGAGAATGCAAAGAATCAGATTCAATAATATCGAGTTCGATCTTCTCAAGCATGCAATGAGTTTTAAAAATATTTTCGTTAGGTCTTATTTTATAATGATCCATGTCAACGAGAGTTATTTTTTTAAACCCCGCAAATACAGCTGCAGCAGCAGTGGCTCCCTGATGAGTTCCCAATTCTTTATATGATTCACACCCATTTGCATATTTTGTTATTGCATCATGATGTGCACAGTACTCTTTACCGTGATGGTTTTCTTGTTGTGATCTAATAGAGGTATAAAACTCTTTTAATGTTGTAATTCCCTCAAGAGTTGCTGTAAGCATTAAAATTTACTCCAAATATTTTTAGTAGCACATGTATCAAAATCGAATCCAAAAGTATCTATATCTTTCTTATACCAGTCTGCTACGATCTGAATGGTTTGTGGTGTATAAACATCTCGATAATCTTTATTAAGACCAGTCACGTTACGAGATCTAGGCATATTCATAATTTTAAGATATGATTTAAGATCGAATGCTAGCTTTTCTTGTCTTAGAATATCACAACGAATAGTGCCATTCTCATCTGTAACATAATCAGCCTGATTGTACCATCCACGAATAGCTCTATGCCACATATATGGCTTATTTGCCCATTTATGTCTTTCTTCTAAAAATGCTTCAAATGAAGAAATGTCTGCATAATCTGGTGGATTCTTCTTTTCAATCTCAATAGTTTTCTTTGCAAAGAAGTAGCGTGACACTACTCGATCCCATGGATTACGTATAATTGTAAATGCTTGATATTGTTGTCTCAAGTCGACCTTAAAATCTCTCCAACGAGCATGGGCAAATCCATGATGATCTCCAATCTCATTCATAGTCTTAAGAAGATCTTCCGTATATTCTTCACTAATATGAGTTTTTGGATTAGCATCAATCACAAAACGACTAATTTCTGGATTAAGTCTGATTGTACATCCAGCATTTTTAGGAATATGCACAAATAGTTTTTGTTCAAGCAACATGCTTCATTAACTCTTCTACGTTTTCGCCTCTGTTTGGCAATTTGTCCTTTAGGAAAAAATGTACAAAATTTGCCTCTTTAATTTTTTCATTATCAATTGCGGTATATAGAGCATTCCATTTCCAGTCCATTTTTTCCACTGTCATACCACATGTATTTACCCAATAATTAAGTAGAGTTTGATCAGTTGACCACTTATATGGTCCTAAGCCATCAACGAAGGCTTTAAATTCATCTCTACGAATAAATTGTTCTGGTGATTGCCCTTTTAAATATTTGGCAAATGATTTATTCATTACCATCATACCCATATTCATAAATGGAAAACCGGTTTTATCGGTATATTGCCAATTGATTCTAAGTTGACCATACTGCATTCTAGAATAATTTGCAATCTTTTGTTCGTACCATGGAAGAATTGGCATTGAAGACTCAACAACTCCACCAAAATCAGAACCAATTTTTATATCCTCAAAAATATTCGGTGAGTTTGGTCGAATCCAAATATCCGCATCAATAATAGCAATTTGATCATACTTATCAAAATAAGAAAAGGCGTTTTCCTTCTCATAGATAGGAAGGAATCCGCCATGTTTCTCATAGGATTCTTTACTACGATTTGTAGTAAAGATATCCGGTTTAATTTTAAGAATAGGAACTTGTTGCACAATATGTTCAATATTGTATTTGTCACAATATTGTGCAACAGAACCGATACAATGATGATATAATCTAGATCTTGCTCCAACAGCAACTTGATAGATCATTCTTTTCATAACAAACTTCTTTCAATTTATTTTTTAGGCTTTGTACCCATTGCTTGTGCACCAAAGAATGCAGCAACAATAGCCGCAACAGATACAAAGTAAACTGCAGCCATATCACCTAGGATCTTAGCAGCCTGATCAACGCCAGCTAACACTGCAATCAATACAATTGCTGGATATAGTAGCATACCTGCTAAACTAAACCAAGCCATCTTACGCTGTGCATCACGCATTGCATCCGCATCTTCTAGTTCTTTACGCTTAAACTCAAGGTACATCTTTTCTTCTGCTTCGCTGACCTTTCCGTCACCGTTGCTATCTGCAGGATGAAAACCTACTTCTGTGATCTCTTCCGCCATTTTCGTACTCCGTAATGATTGCTTCGGCAATCTCTAATGCCATTTGGTATCCATTACGAAGTGAATTGGACTTATGTCCATTCTCCACAAACCACTTAAGGCTATTTATATCAGAACCGTACTGTTCGAGTTTAAAGTCCTCGACTGTTTCTTCAAACCGCGTCCTTAAGTTCAAAAGTTCTTGCACGTTCAACTGCTATCTCCAATTTTTCATATAAAGTTAATAAATCATCTTGGTCTGTCTGAAAAACAATACCAATACCACCAGCATCAATCCATCTTTGGATATTATCTGGTCTATCATCCACAAGGATGTTTGGTTTACGAGTAAGTTTATTCCAAGCATACTTATGTTTGTTAGAAGTAAAGATCATATTCTCCTGAAGTGGCGGAACATAACCATTTCTTTCTAACCAACGACGCTTCCAATATGCTGAATTATCTCTATCACCGCGGAGTGGGGAAGAACAGATACCCCAATCACCGTTTGAGATTTCTTCAACAAAGGTAACGATACGATTTGATTCTGCAAATTTAGGAAGTGTATTAAACCAATCCGTATTTCGTAGAGAAGCAAATGCTGCCTCTCTATCGTTCAGGGATTTCCAATGGTCAACATCAAATCTAACTCTGATAGCACCGAAGAAATCGGCAATTACACCATCCATATCTAAAAATACTGTCATAATTTATCTCCTCTTTAATTATAGTAATATTATACACTATTTTCACGTAAATGTACACAATAAAATGCACTTAAGAGAAAAATAATTTACGCCTGTCATATTCTTTTTTAGTATCGATAAGGAATTGGATATGGTTATCACGGTGTTCTTTAAAGACGAGAGGTTCATTATCATCTACATCCATGATAACCACAGTGTTTGTGATGGGTATACCAGTTCTTTCTTCCCACATGACAGCATATCCCGCCATCTGAGCAAAGTAATTGGTAATCCATTCTTTTTTCTTAACTCTTTTAGAAGTCTTAAAGTCTACAATAGATGGTACACCATCAAACTCAGCGACACAATCGACTCTGCCAGCAAGCCCAAGATGAGAAGAATAAAGGGGTACCTCAAGACCATATATCGTTCCAAGTCTTTCATCAAGGATCGGACGAAGATTTTCGAGAGATTGTCTAATGTGCGGAAGGAATTCAGTAGTATCTTCATTTAACAAATACCTTTCAACGATAGAATGTACTAGGGTTCCACGACCAGCAGCGCGCTGACCGATCTTATTTGCTTCCTCGTCCCCTACACGAGCCCTCCATTTAGCAATGCTTTCTTCACTAAGAATACTTAAGACTGTTGTAATGCTAGGATACTTGCGACCATCAGGAGTAGTATAAGTCCTACCTGTTGACTGTGTGTTTGCAACCAAATCATCATATCCGAGATCCACTGTTTCATGTTTAAATTCCTTTTTCATTTTTTAATATTGCTTCGACGACCAGCACCTTTATCAATTCTACCTAACAAATCTTTCCATCCATCGCTTGTTTTAGAATTGGCATGAGTTGCAGTCGAAGACGTAAAATGCGGAGGAGTTAAAACTCTTATTACATTTTCTTGAGCATCTAATAATTCTTGCAATTCTTTATAAGAACAACTAATATCCCATTCAACTTGTGTTTTAAGATCTTTTAGTGTGTACACTGGCATTTCGAATTTCATCCTTTACTTCTGATACTCGCTGAGTCATCCAACCAATAGCAGTACTAATATGCCCAGTGTCATGAGGTCGTATACATGATTTTGCGTGCTCAATTTCTTTATATAGTACTTCTAAATAATCTAGTTTATCCATTAACATACTTCCTTATGTTCGAACCAATATGGTTTAGGCCTAGTTTTTTCCCATGCCATTTTAAAACGATCTTGTTTAGTCTGATAGAATGCACGATAAGATTTAATCGGATCTTTGAACATACATTCTGGATTTGATTGCATTGCAAGTTTAAATGGTGTCATACCGCCCTTAGGTATATTGTGTGGTAATGACCATAGCGGACTTTTTAGTTCGCTTGATTTATGTATCTTACCAAAACGGTAATAGAATTCCTCGCATAGAGCTTCGAAATGTTTCCAATGCCATAGGTAATTGTCAGAGGATTCCGTTGTCCACACTGTACAAGGATGCTTGTAGTGAACTGCTTTGTATAGAATTTGGTCCATCTCAGGATCATCGAACAAACGGTAGTGTTTAACCATACGCTTGCCAGATTTTGATGGCCCGATTTGTACAGTACCATCGAGAATACGATGGGCAGTGGAAAGCATTTGAGCACTTTCCACCACCATCTTAGGTACATGCTTGTCACACTGCATTTGAGCTGCGACAGCAGGATCTTCGTGTAAAATAAAAATATTCATAATATAATTATAACCTCAATCACCTAATTTGTAAACAGTTATTTTTACCTATCATTGTAAAGTGGGCATAGGCAATTGTCCTGTTCTCATTAAATATTCTTGTCGTATTTTCCATAATCTCATTAATACTCTCCGTTTCCGTCTGTCCTTTTGTTTTCTTATTTTTAGCCAATTTTCATTGATAAGATATAATTTTATTCTCTTATCTACTCTATTTTCTTTCTTATCAATTAGTTGGCGGTACAGTCTCTTTTGTTTTAACGGTTTGAGTTGCGGGTGCATACAGTCCCCTACTTGTTAGAGTTAATCCATGAGCAAGCCTGGAAAAGCCTCCTCTACGATTGGCCTTGTAATGTATTTAGGTGGTTTTTTATTAATCATTGAGACGAGTATCTCAGCATCTTTTGGATGGACAGATTCAAGCATGCCTAGAAAGATTCTTTCTCTCTTATATGCTGGCATATCATCGGATTCTTTAATTCCTTTTACACAATACTTAAATCTTACATTCTCACGAAGCAAGTTCGCGGGATGGTTATGAGGTTCTGCTGGTGTATAAGGCACTTCGCCAGCAGGCAAATTCCATACAACACCAGAATCAAATGTGCCACGTAAAACATCTTTAAGTGCCCAAGATTCATTTTCTTTTAAAATACGAATCTTGTCTTCTTTTAATTTTTGCTTTGCAGCTTCTTGCAAAACTTCAAAAACATACTTTGCCATTTATAAAAATTCCTCCACGGATTCAATCAGCATTTTCATATTATTATTTATAAGATAAGGAAATACACGAGACCTTTTATCAGTTTCGGTAATCCAAAATTCATCGATTATCTTTTCACGCAACTCATCCGGAGTTTTAGAAAGATCGATAAGCTTTTCATTACGACAGTAATTACGATACCAAGAAGCAGCATAGAGCAATTCACCATCAGCAAGATCTTCAATAATAGCTTGTTTCTTCTTCTTTGATAGTGGCGTTTGCCGTTCACCGTTGACAAATGTATCGTCATGTGATAAGACATTTGGTATACCATCACCAGCATCGCCACTAAGAATCTTATCAATAAGATTAACTTTAGGTGTAGGATCTTTGAGCTCTTTCTTCTGCATATGAGACCATTGACGTACATTGTTATATTGCTGTAACTGTAGGAAATCCTTGTCAGATGATACGATCATTACCTCTTCGTACTGACCGAATTCCTGTGTGTGTTCTACCATTGTACCGATGATATCATCGGCTTCGCAACCTTCGATATGAAGAACTTTGTAAGGAAAATTTTCTTTGATTTCGTCTTTGACTTTATGCATAATACGAAATGCTTCTGCCCAATCGAAATCAGAATCGTCACGACCTTTACGACGATTTGCTTTGTATTGAGGGAAGTAATCACGACGCCAGCTAGAGTGGTCACACGCAAGAATCATCTGACCGTATTCACTACGAAATTTCTTATTGTACATACGTAGAGAATTAAGTATCATATGACGTAGCATGTTTTCGTCATTGACTTTATTAACAGCAATTGTGGCAATTGCAATACCAGAAAAATCGACAAGAATCATATTATAGCTCCTACTTTTATTATAGGATTATTATATCACGCTTTTCCGTAAATGTACACAAATATTTTCACTTGATATGAAAAAACTTCAGGATACAATTCAGGATCCGCTAGTCGGTCTCCGTAATAACTAATAAGTCTTTGGGTAAATGTCTCGAATGAATTTTGCATCCTATAAACTCGTTGTAATAGTCGTCTCTTAATAAGACGTCATAGTCAAATTGTAATTTAGCTTCATAATAAGACATCTCACCTTTTGTCTTACAAAGTCTTAGGATTTCTCTTTTGTAACAATCTTGCCCTCGCTGTTCAACGAGTACTTGAAGTTCTTTATTAGATCCATAATATTCTCGCCAGTCAGACTCGACTCTGGTTCTTTGCCGTCGAGATCTCTTGCTATTCTTTGGTAATATCTTAGGCCGCCAGAAGTTCTTTTTACCGATATACTTTTTGTTTGTATCCAGTTCTGTGATAAGATACACAAATCCCTGGTACTCATCTGGGGTTTCATCGTAAGGTTGTTCATTGTATAACCACATATAGTTATATATTATTTACATAGATCCTCATATTTTGTGGTATGAACTCTATGTTGTGCCATATCCCTTCCTAAATAACCAGGAATCTTTGCTTCTTTAATTTTAAATAATTTTATAATGAAATTAGTCAAAGTTTTCATTACTTATATCCTCCACTTCTGCTCGACGGCCGCAAATTGGGCAGAATTCTGGTTTCTCTCCGCCCTCACAGAGTATTATAGTAACACTATAGCACTCTTCACATTCGATACGATATTCATTTTCCATTAAAAGTCAATCTCACAGGCACCTCCAGCACATGCTGCAGCACCCATAGTATCTACATCAGTAAATACCTGTTCTGTAAGATCTTCATTCCAATTAATCGGTTTCAGATTCTGTTGAATCTTATTCCACTTATGGAAAAGATATGCATCCTTCAAGCAGTGTTCTGCTTTTTTCATATCACCTTTCAAATAGTTATTTGCAAAGTTTTCAAATCGTCTTACCCAATCCTGTCTTGCAGAATTTTCTGATGATTCAAGTGTGATATCCAAGCCATAACCCTGTGCAGTAGAACATGCATCCCATAGATTCGGGAATACTTTCATTGCATCTACTACAAGACCTGAAGCAAAGATTGCAGACGGTCCGTATTTACGAATCATTTGTTTTTCATCAATCACTGCAGTGTTTGGTGCCTGATTATAGTCCTTATCGCCAGACATGCTTAAAAACGAAATACCAGAGAATGAATAGCGATTTTCGAATACATATTTTTCTACAGCATCCCAATCGTCAACAATGATTGTATTAGATACATTGTGTCGTACACCTTTATCTGCACAAAGTTCTTCATTTGTACCAGCAATAACCCAATGTTTTTGAGCTTTTGCTACTAATTCTAAATGTTTTACCCCATAAAGTTCATCTTTATACATTGAACCTTTATTAGGAATAATAGGAAATGAAATTACAACATCAGTACCATTAGCAGACCATACTGATTCTTCTACCATATATGGATTTGACTTAATAATAGCCTGTGTAATCTCAGATTCTTTATTCATTTGGATATTACGGATGTACATAGGGCTATGCTCGGCATGTATGCCGGAAGCAGTTTGAAGTAATACGGAAGCATTGCCACTGGGCTTAACACAAGTAGTCCGAGCAGCAGGATTAATACCAATAATGTTGGCAACTTTCTTATTGATATCCTTGACAATCTTGGCTCCCTTTTCTAAAATTTTTTCATTAAAAAGAATATCAGGATTGTTCATCCAACCAGTAATTGATACACCTAGCAATGCTTCTCTATCAAAAATTTTCTTTGAAACTGGTGATAGAAATTTAAAATCTGTATAACTGGCTTGTAATGTACCTAAGATAGCACCTGCACGGCATGCCTTATAGAAATCTTCTTCGGTTTTACACGAGCCACCATTAATCTCGGTGAGGTTACAGCCTTGCCAACCTGATTCACCTTCGTATTGTGGGAACATTCCAATTTCAACACAAGGATTAGTTGTATGTTCTTTTGATGTAGTAAAATAGAAACCTGGTTCACCAAATGATTTCACAGACTCCATAATCTTTGCAAACATTTCAGGAGTAGCTTCATCACGGACAATTACTGCAGAGTTATTACTGCGGCCACGCTGAGGATTATCCATAAACCAATTGCCTGTTTTAGCATTCATCATCTCATCATCTTCTGGTGAAAAAAGACAAATGGTTGCAGAACGACGAACACCACCAGAAAGAACTGCATCAGCAGCATGCATACAAATATCATATACAGTAATAGGTCGTATTTTAACTGGTTCTTTTGAATCAATTACAAGACTTTGTAGAATCAATTCAATTTTATCAAGTGAACGACGTAAACCTTCTGGGCCAGGAGCCTTAAATCCACCAGAGATCTTAGCGCCTTTTGGACGAATATGAGTAAGATCAAAAAAGACTCTTCTACCCTCGTAATCCGGATGTTTACCGCCACCGACAAAATAAGAGGACATAAGAACATCCAATGCAGAAGCCCAACCTTCAATCGAATCCTCTACAATATAGCCTTTAGCTTGCTTTGTCCTTTGTTGGATCTTAGGTAGTTTTGAAATATGGTGGTTTTGTACAGAAAATCCTGCACCAGCACCGCATAATAAAATATAAAAAAATTCACCAAAAAATGCAGGACGATCCGCATACGATGAAGTACAATTATACATTCTCATTTGATGCTTCATTAACGAATCACCACCAAATTGTAGTGCGCGCTGAGCTCCAAGTACTCTTTGCTCATGATATGCGGTACGAGCTTCTTCTAAATATGGCCTTAAATCTTTTTCATATTCTGAAAAATTTTCTTCGTGCATTGAAATAACACGATCTACAGCCTCTTCCCATGACTCATAGCCGCCATTTCCTTCTTCTTTAAAGCGCGAATATCCATCATAAAATTTCGTTTGGGACAAAAATTCACGTGTGTCTACATTCGGTGTAGCCATAACTTACCTCGATATTTGATTGTTTTTATTTTATAGTAGTATTATATATTAAAACGCACGCTTTGTAAACACTTAAATGAAGCTTTATAAGCGTTTTTTAAAAAATAATTTTTTACTTATGGGAGATTAGAGAACAACTTTTTCTCTGTTTACTAAATGTGCTTCAGCAATATCATCTTTTGATTGGCCATGATACGCTACAGCATTATGTGAATTAATAAGAGATTCACAGAGACTCAAATCATCAACATGTAAATCGCCAAGGATACGACCGAACTTTCCCTTTGAATCATAACTACGGGTAACTAATTTTACTTTTTTATTTTTAAGAAATGTTTGAACAAATTTCTTAGCGTGTAACCCGTATTTTTTTTCTTCGAGATCTCTTGTTCTCGACTCAGGTGTATCAACACCATATAATCGTACCCGTTCATTTTTTAGCCAAACTCCAAATCCTAGATCAATATCAATATCAACAGTATCACCATCAATAACTTTAACTACTTCACATCTATATTCATACATACTATTCTCCGATCTGTGCGTTTACTTTTCTGTGACCATTCCAAGCTACAAAGCCACCGATGCGTAATGCCCAATATGCCAAGTTATTAAGGAAGTGAAATCCGTTTTGTTCAATATTAATATCTCTAAAGATTTGATCAGCTTTCTTTTGATCAATCTCACCCATGGTTGATTTCTTATCTGCTTTTAAAAGTGTAGCATACTTATATGCATAGTCATGTACCAGACCGCCCATTAAAAGAACACCAGTTGGTGATAACCATGTATGTAAAAACTTAGGAATCGATGCACCATCAAATCTAAATCCTGCTGGGATTACATATTGTTCACCTTCAATTTCATATGACCAATCTTTAGCTACTTCCCAATGACGTGTACTCGTTAACCACATCCATATTGCACTCCAAAAGCCTTTACCTGCTGTATCAATCTTAAGAGGTTTTAGTTGTGGCATTTCGGTATATCTAAATCCAATAATATCTTCATCTTGATCAACTCCGAGCCAGTTGATAATCCATCCTATGATAATTAAAATACCTACGATAGTAAATTGCCACCAAGTGACAAGTTGATCGATAATGAAGTCCATTAGTGTCTCCTATTATTTTTGATACTGTTGAAGTAGTATTTCAAGTTCTTTAATTTTTAGTTCTAGAACACGGACTCTTTTAATAGTGTCTTGAACTTCGGCGGGTGGTTTAAAACTATTAATCCAATCATTATTTTTATCTACTTGCATATCTACCATCGTATAGTTGTGCTCAAGAAAAGCAATGCGTTCAGTCAGTCCAAAATATGCAGTCACAGCAATAACTGTACCAATAATTAACCCTACCAAATTTTTTATAGGTATGGATACTTCAGTACTTTCATTTAATTTCGTTGCCATCTGGTTTCTCCGTAACTGCTTTTTCGTAATATACAATTATCTCACCTTGTTGATTTATATATCTTTTTAACTCAGAAATATTGAGTGCTAGGTTTTCATAATCTTTCATACTTAAAGCAACAAAAGCCAAGTCGCCATATAACTCTGTGAACTCTTTTTCAAATTCTGCAAAGTTATCTTTGGTAACTACAAAGACTCTTGTATCACTGAGCTGGAGTGGTTTCGGTAGAGCTACTGTTGGTATCTGTACCTTTTCCACTTTGGTTACTACTTTCACTTCCGGTTCCACCCGGCCGCTGCAACCACTGAGGATTAGGACGGTTCCCATCACCGCCAGTATCTTCCATAAGACCACGCCACAGGTTTGCTGAAGCGCCATTCATCTTTCCTTCTAATTTTTTAGAGTCTCGTAATGCTTCCACCACAAGATTTAATTTACTTAGTTTAGTTCTTAATTCATCACCGTACGCTTCTGCTTTTTGCAATGAAGTAGATAATTCTTTATTTAGATTACCAAGCTTTACCATATCCTGTTGTAATGTCGCAACAGATTGTTCTGCAGTTTCTACAGCAGATTCTAGTTTAACATTATTTTCTCTGAGAGTAGCAATGGTTGCTTGTGTAGTGTCGTAATAATATTTAGCGCCATAACCAATACCACCGAGGATCCCGAGAACAATAACTAAAATATAAATCCTAATCACAAATCACCCTTTGGTTATTTTATGCATCAAATCCTATTACATTTAGTGCGTTACTTTTTAATAAGTTAATTTCTTCATCATCAACAGCTATATGTTGATCAATAATCTTATCAGAATATTGCATAATAATTGAATAATGATCATATCGTTCATGATAATCATAAAATGTCTCAAATCCTGAATCTTTATTTTCATATAAATTTGATAATTGTCCTAGTGCAAACTCAGAAGAAGTTTTAAGTGCATATGCTGTAACTAAATAATCTACTCCAGGAGCTAATGAATCGGCACCAACTTCATCCCACATGGAATCAGCGGCACTAAATTCGCTATCTTTAAAAAATAAATCAAAAACCCTAAGTTTATTTGACATTATAACCTCATGCTGAATCTACGGTTTGTATTTGTATTGATCCATTAGCTGTTGCAATACCGGCAACAACAGAACCATTGTTTGTTCCTAAGTCTAAGGAACCATTAATTTTATTAATATAATATGTATTACCCGGAATAAGTCCAAATTGATTATTATCAATATAACCATTAAGACCTATAGTGACACTATCACCACTATCAGCGGCATTTTGTGCCATACCCAAATAATTTGCACCATCATCTCTTAGGTTTGATGTTCCTCTTACTTCTGGTTGATATATTCCAAATTTAACAGTACCGCCGGTAGTATATCCATCAACTGTGTCGCCGTTTGTAGAATATAACATTGTTGGAAAACCATCTAATTTTCTACCAAAAAATATTGGTGATGTTCCTGTAGGGAAGAATTGATGAGTACTATCTTCAAGTGATATGACTCCTATACTATCGCATGTTAGCCATCTAAGTAAAGTATTTGAGAAACCTCCTACATCTTCTTCCCAAATAATACCAGTTTTATTTTGGTCTTTATCATGAAAAACGGTTGGCCAGTTATCAACCTCATTTGCAAATTGCACAGCCGTACCCAATGTATAAGCGGCATTATAAGTCGACCCAGTAGCAACAGATCTAACCCAACCTACTCTGTTAGTTACATTATATGCAACAATACCTCGTTCTGCTCCAGAATCATAGCAACATCCATAATATGTGTTATCAGTTCCACTATATATTTCATCATCTCCGCCGGCAGTGGCGCTAGCCCAATCAATGTTAACAGTTGTCGATGCAGAAGCTGCTTGATTTATTCTTCTTGTTAATTGATTAAGTACGAACCTATTGCCAGCATAGCTTGATTTAGCTGGTATAATCCACTTTTTGTGTTTATTATCCCAATAGCTTCTTTGGTTGTGATTTATAAAGCCGGCCATCTCACCAGGTGAAGTATAAGCACCGCCAAGCTCAATAGTATTTCCACTTGTATTAATATAATTCACTTTCCAGCTGTATGAGCCTTCCCAATGGTACCAAAACACAATACCGCCATTAGATCTATTTTCCTCATCCCACATTATACTTGGAGCCCGAACAACATAATTATTACTAGAGCTGGTATTTGTATATAATGATACTTGAGCTCCTAAGGCTAGACTTAAATCAGATGTATTACTAATATCACCTGGAACTATCGTACGAAGATAACCAACTCTTCTTACATAGCTTGAATAATATTGCCAAGAATATCCCACGTGAATTCTATTATCATCACCTTTACAAGCAGTCCAATGGCCGCCGTATATATAGCCATAGCTCGTACCACTATTATAAAATCCGCGGACGATGTTTAATATTGGACCCCAAGCAGTAACCGAGGTTCCTTCTGTATTTAAAATACCCATTGCGCATCTAAAACTCGTATAACCAGATTGGTCAAGAGTATCAGTCCAAAAAATAACAAATTTATTATTTTCTAAATAAATTATATCTGCATACGATGCCGCAGAATACGATATATTACCATTTCCACCAGCGTTGCTGGGTGGGTACCCACCACCAAAACCAACATGATATACTAATCTATTATGATTAGTTATTGGTTGACCTATTTTTTCTACCTTATCATCTGGTCTTAAAATAAGAGTTTGCCCTGCAAGAATAGATGCTCCTGTCAAAATTTTATCTACAGTTCCACTACCGCTCAAGTTAACGTTAACGGTACCGCCGGCGGCTGGAGCTCGTGCTGTAACATAATCAGAATCAATAAGTGATAATACTGATGAAGAATCAAGTGCAACTGAAGATGCGAGTGATAATACTGATGAAGAATCGAGTCCAACTGAAGATGCAGTATTTAATAATGGATTGTTTGTAGCATTAGCCGCTTCGGTTCTACCAAGCATTGTAGCAATGTCTCGTGATCTACTCATTTAGTTCAATACCTCTCCGTCTAATATTATAATCTATTTATAATCTATTTATAATAGATTTATAATCTATGGAATAATTGCTATTGAATCTGGATAAATACTTAATCCAGTCCCAGTTCTTTTATTTATTCCAATTTCTAAAGAATCTATTGCATTTCCTGCACCAAATGCGGTATGTTGATAGGCTTGTGTCCAAGTTGAGCCATTATTTCTAGCCATATAATACGTCCAAGTACCGGTAGCTTTTACATAATTAATCTGTGTTGAAAGCGAACTATAACTACCGCCTAAATTAGTCATTGATAATGAGCTACCAAGTTCCCAAGTACCAGTATGTGATGGATTTTGTCCATAATATGAACTTGGATAACGAGCATCTAATGTACCATTTATTCCATGAATATAGTGATATGATCTATCATCAAAAGTTGTACCAAATCCACCACCAGTAAATCTAATATTCCATTCGTCTGCATCTGCATAATCGGACATATCAAGAATTATTCTTAAAACTTCAAAAGAGTTAGAGTATCCAGTTTTTGTCCAAGTGTAAGTGCCAGAATTATAAGTATATGAATTGCCATCATTTGCTGTTGGTGTACTCCAACCACTTAGAGCACTAATTTCCGCTGGAGATATATCTACAATACCGCCGCCGAAATTATAATTAATTGTTACAGCCTTTGAAACAAAGTTAATACCATCTGACCACTTAAACGTATAGATAAAATCATTCGAACTTGAATCTGTTAAATCTCCTGCGGTAACAGATGCGCCGACGCTATCCTGTGATTTAGGAGTAAATGTAAAGACTGATGAATCAACCGAAACATCTACTAAGTATTGTGCAGAATCGGTAGCAAAACTTAAATTACTTAAAATAGTATCTGGATTATCTGAATCAAGAGCCTTTGCAGTAATGATTAAAGGTGTTGCAGAATCAACTATTGTATATTGATCTAATGGTGCTGAATCCCAATATGGTGCAGCGTTAATCAGTGATACATTGTACCATCCGGATCCATTTGAAACGTATAAACGATTATTTTCAGATACAAACGCTTGATTTCCAGCACTTAAATCTGAAACTGGCAATGAATCCAATAATGTATAAGCACTTACCGTACCTCCACCGCCAGTACCTAGTGCTATATTATCAGTATTAGCCGCTTCGGTTCTACCAAGTATTGTTGCAATGTCTCTATTAATACTTGCCATTATCCAATACCTTTATCGTTATAATAGTCTCTAAAGCGTTTCAGCAATAATGGTGCACCTTTTTTCTTACGTCGATCATGAATAGTCTTCGCCTTAAACCTCGGACCCATCGCAGTCGACTTAGGATCTGGAATCGCAGAAGTATTTACAGTTGGTGCATCTTCTTTTATACTCATCCTTCAAACTCCGCAGTTGGTGGGGTAAAGTTAGCAGTATATCTTGCAAGACCTAACGTATAATTAAAATCTTGCATATATCCTCCGCCCCAATGCTGAGAACCTATTTGTCTACCTAATAGAGAAATAATGCCATTCGTGTTTGTGAAACTAGTCGAATTTACTCGAGATCCTACTAAAGTTCCGTCTATGAAATATCTTACAGTTCCATTATTTCTAGACATCGCCCAATGTTGCCAAGTATTAACTAATACATCATTTGATCCTTGAACTACTACATCCCAATTAGAGCCCGATTGAACTAACCAATATGAACCACTATTTAGAATGCCTATCCAGAAACTTTGTTGATCGCTTCCTGCAGTAAAACCTGCTCCGGCAGCCATTGTCGCAATGGCTTGTGTTCCGCTAGTAGTATCAGCTCTTAACCAAAACTCTACGGTAAAGTCTCTTGTACCTATATTAACAGCACTTGTTTCAGGGTAATATTCTAGATTTTGTGCACCACCAGAATGGTAAATAGCAGAACTGGTTGAAAATTTTCTTTGAGTATTAGAAGCAGTTACTGTGCCATTCTCAACTATTAGTCCTCCATAACTTGCATCCCAAATATCATTCTTATTTGTACAAGTGAGTAAAGAAGTATTTGTAATTGCAGTTAATGGCGCAGTTGGTGGTGTAAATGCTGCGGTGTAAACTGCAGTGTTATTAACTAATCTTACATCTGCAATATAACAATTATTTCCTTCGGTAACTCCACCGTATCCACGGTTAATTTGGAAAGGTGAATTATTAAATGTTTTTCCTGAATAAGATCCGGTTCCAGCAGAAACCCCATTAACAAAAATTGTAATAGAGTTTGAATTTGAAACTATCGCAATATGTGCCCATTCATTAACATTAACACCTCAAG